GGCCCCCCAGGCTTTCGCCAGTTGCCGGTGTTAACCGGACATAGTGTAGATCGAAATACGATTCACGCTTTGAACACCTGGCACCCCCACGGAGAACGAATTCCCCGTGTAGACAACATCACTTCCGTGAAGTTGGCTCCGATCTTCGAGTCCTTCGGACAAGTAGATCGTATAAGCTGGCAGGACCCAGTCCCCTTTGTAACCTAAGTGGCTACGCCGAGAACGGAAGGTAAATGTGTCAAAGAGGAAACCTGCGTAGCCCGCGGACGCATGACTCGGTTTTCGACGAGGGACCCACTCTCCTAAGAGATGGCCCTCATAGAAAATCTCGTCGCGCTTCCAAAGGCGAAGGCGCTTGCTAGGCGCCCTCCCAACATCGGCATGTCCGTCAGGCCCAAAAAGCCTAATGGACGGGTCAATGTAGGACAGCAGGTGTGCGCATACGTCAAACTCATACCTTCGAAAATAGAAGTTATGGAGCCTGAAAAGGTCGTATACGCACGGCCTCGTCTTTTGATAGAGAGGTCGTATGTCAATGCCCTGGTGATAGTCCTTTCCGCAACTTTCGCGAAACGGACCCTTAGCGAAGCTCTTCTCAGTATTTACCGTAAATCCACACGAAGTGAATACACGGAGCAGACTAGGATATGCCTCTGATGGGATTATGATGTCGTCTCCATAAGAGATAACATCGCCGGTGGCCGCCCCAATTTCAACGCAGACCCCCCACGCGAGAGCGTAGAAGATCAGTGTTTCGAGAGGGAAGGTGAAGCCGTTGCCCATGCTGGAGAATTTCTCCAGACGTACGAGTTTTCCTTCAAAATCCACGGTTCCAGTGCGGAACCGCGAAAGGAAGGCGCCCCAATCGACACCGAGCAGGTCATAGACCAGCTCGATGGAGATAGTGTCGCTCGCACTACTAAGATCGACAGTTGCCAGACTACCGTCAATGGAGCCCTTACGGGCCAACCGTTGATTAAGCGTCTGGTCGCGTATGTCGACACCGCAGTTCCGGAGGCGTTCAGCTATATATGAACCCACACCCGCTTGACAGAATGTGTTAAGCGAGGGTTCGACCATAATTGAACGGTACTCCTTTGCCGACTTAGGCACGAGAGAGATCTTTCCAGGATGGATTATCACTGGGATCTCTCCGTCGTAGGAACCGCCGTTGGTTTCCCAAAGGTTGGATTCCCACGCCGGTACGGACATTAGCACGCTATGTGCTGTGGCCCGTAACTCAGAACTACAAGCGGGATCAGTCCCGAGCTTCGCTCGAGCCGACGCCATTCTTTTTGGAATTTGCGTCGTAGCCCCTGGGCCGAAACGGAATCGTAAATCTTCTAACGCCGGTATGTCTCCGAGAATAGAGCTTATTTTTCTTGATGCGTGCCAAAGGACACGCTCAACAAAGGGGAATAATTGAAATTCCCCTTTAGCTCTCTTCTTGAAACACTCGTTCGTTAGCCGACACGCTTCCTCGGCTTCCCAGAACTTTTTGAGGGCAGTGGCACTCTTATCGTAACCGAGATCCAGGTCTTCTCTTTTCGAGAAGAAGGCCTGGGCTTGGCGGATATGAGCGCTATCACCTGCAGAAAGCTGGCCATAGTCAAGTTTAAATTCAATGAAACGGCGGATGTCGTTCTCGACCAAAAGGTCGGAAAGCTCACACGCAATTTCATCGTCAGAGACCTGACTAAGGTGCCAGAGGGCGAGTCCAGAGTAGATTTCCTGGTCGGACTCGGGATCAAGTTCCTCGTCCCAACGCGCATAAACGCGCATAACACACCTCCAATAAGGAAGGATAGTAAATCCCACAGCCATGCCTGGGAAGGCAGGGCAGTAAGGCCGTCGATCGCAGACACTTTTGGTGTCCTAGAAGCGGTTTACGTGGGTGCGATCAGCTGATCCATGAGCTCCGGGAAGGGGCCCGTGGTAACAGGGGTCACACTGGTGGCAATACTGCCAGCAATGTTCAGACCCAGCTGACGGACGAGGCGGCGGCCGGCAACGTCGGAGCGCTCATGAAACAACCCGGTCTTAACGAACGTGTTGATATAAGCGACCTTCGGTGCGGCCGAGTAGCCTGCCGAGTTCGAGCCAGTCACAACTTCTTGGACAGGCACGCTTGTACGGCCTTCGGTGCGGTATACACCGCTCTTGAGCCGTTCGAGTGTCATCACTTCCGTCACTTGGGCGATAGTGGGGACACCCGTAGCACCTTCACGCCACGAAGCAGTGATCTTGGCGCCGTCGCGAACGACGGAGACAGGGACCAAAGTATGTGACACAGGGGTGCTTGCGCCATCAAAGGCGACGATGTTGCTAATAGCAGACATTGGTTTTTTGGATAATTATGGCTTTGTCCGGGTTCCAATCCGGGCCGTTGAGGGAACCAACATTAGTAACGGACCCCTTTTACGGGGCCCTTCGCTGCGTTGGTCATTAGGGCGAGAGCGTTGACACAATGAATGAATGATGACACCTTCTCCCATGGTTTAACCACGGGGAGGGGCACACTCAGATTTGTGCTGACTGTTCGCTGGACGTCGATGTAGGTCCGAGGGGCAGTGATAGTGTCGTAAATGGAGTAGTCAACTCCAGGATTCGGCGCTGTCCGTACCTGCTCAAACTTATTGACGCCAACTTGCAGTTTCGACGAAATGACATAGAGGCCCGTAAGAGACCTGTCAAGGTTAAGCGCATCCAAGTACGCTCCGAGTGGTATAACCCAGTCGAAGACAAACGAGTATGGCAGCTTTTCCCAGACAAGGCTCGCAGGGTTAGTCAAACCGAGTGCCGCCACCTTATTGATCCGAGTTACCTTCGCTTTGATACGTTTTCCGAAGAAACCGTAGCCATCGTGAGTGTAACCGGTCGACAAAGACTTTGGCACCCAATTCTTCTTGCTTCCTCTCACGAACGTCTGCGTCTGGTCTCTCGACTGCATATACGCAAAATGCGCGGCTGCAGCATAGATGTCAGACACAAGAGGCTCCCAGCCATACTTCAGTTGTAACCAGTTCGAGGCAAGCCACTCTTCAGTGACTTGCTTACGATTGATCTTGGTTCCTCCCTTGCGGGGCTTACCATTGACCAAGGTTTCCGCGGCAGCGCCTATACGGCCCTGCTTAAGGAATTTAAACGACTGATAGATACGGCGCGCTGACTCTGTAATTGTCCCGAGAGACTCGCGACCTTCTCCTAGGAAAACGAGCATATTAAAGCCCTCTCCGAAGATTTTGTCACGAAGCTTCCCGAGCAATCCAATGTCATCGTTGGCGGTCCAAGGGCTGTTAATCTGCACTCCCCAACTGGCTGAACTCTGCCAGGCAACACGGTCTCTGAATGGATCACTCAGAGAGCAGTTCTGCCTAGTAAACTTTACAGCCGAATCGGTAAAGCGGTTGATTTGACAGCTATATGGATTCTCCACCTTCGGCGGCCTCGGACCTTGCGGTCCGTACCGTTTGACGACGCGATATCGCATCTTCACGAAGGTCCCTTTCTTGTTATAGACGGAGTATGAATACCGTTCTAACGTGAAAGGGCGTTTCGGGGTCTTAGGCGAGTTGCTCCCACTCCATGTTTTTGACAGATATGAGCCGAGGCCCGTCACTGTCACAGCAGAAGTGGAAGTACACGAATGATCCTGAAACACAGCCGCGTAGCGACTGTCGGAGACTTTGTTTCCGGTGGTCATTATAAAGCTCTCAAGAACCGGCTCGAAAGGGCCGGCCGGGTAGACCCGAGGACCTCCTCTACAAAGACCAAGAACGGCAGGGGCGATTCACATCGTACCTGTCAGAAAAGCCCCTGACTGTCCACAGTTTCGGATCATCCGAGACCGCGCCGGCAGTCAGTACATTGTGCGCGATCCACTCGAAATCTTGGCATGAAAGCCAGGGAAACGGTGGAGCGATAACAATGATGGACATAACAGCATCCGTATCAATCAAAACAGTCTCGAACCCGTCAGGAATGACGAATTTGAGTGCGACTCGATTGAGGATGGCACCAATGCCTTCTAAGAAAGCATTGGTCTGAATAAGGGTTTCCCCTGATTTCAGTTCTGAATAGTCCATAAAGGCTCCTTG